ACGTATAATCTGCGGGATACCGACGGGGAGCTCGGCGATGATTTCGTGGCTTGCCGCGGGTTGGGCGAGCGGTGGGCCAACGAATTATCACTCGTCTATACTGACGCTAAATAATTCCTCGACGCTAACGCCAAGAGCGCGCGCTATGGCGAAAAGATTAATCAGGTGTAAACAGTTATATTTTTAACGTTTGAGCGGTATAACGAGATAGAGGGAAATTCCCCGGTAAAGAGCGGAACATATCCGTTCTTTTTTTTTATTTTCAGCGAAAAGGGGACGTTGTAAATGGCTGACGAAAAGTCTAGCGGATTAAGCGTAAAGGTTAATGTTGATGTATCGGAGGCTTTGCGGGGGCTTAAAGCGCTCCAACGCGAAGCACGGAAGGCGGCTGCGGAACTGGCGGAAATGTCGGCTGCCTATTCGGATTACCTCGACAAACGCACTAAATGCGCTGAAATCGTACAGATTAGCGGGGAACAATGTTTTTCGGTGAAATCCGACGACGTCGACGCAATTGTGCGGGAAATAACGGATAGGCTTCGCAAGAAAGGCGGTGCCAGCGTTTGAAAGAGCATGCCTTGCGTGCCCGTCGCGTTCTCAACGGGGAGCCAATTGGCAATATAACCCCGATTAGCAAGCGATACGGTAAAGATGACGCTGGCCGTATTTATCAGTACACGCAACTCGAACGAATAGAAGCACGAAGGAAGCGCAAGTCCCTCGCTAGGGATAAGCGCTATTTTTCGTTTTCGCATATGCAAAATATCCGCGAGATTACGCGGGACTTATCGAATAAATACTGCGGGTACATTCTGCTGATTCAGCCGCACGTTGCGTTTAAAACGAATCTCCTCGTAAAAGAGGGGCGCGAAGGTACTCCGCTAACTATCGATGACTTGGCGCGGATCTGGAGCGTCAGCAAGCGCACGGCTCGCGCAGTAGTCAGCGAATTAGAGGCGCGCAGCATTCTATTCGAGACAGGCGGAATGTTCTCGGTTAACGATCGCTACCACTTCCGCAAGAAAGCGGCGAGCGACGTTGAAGCGCTGATTAAAACGTATTTCACAACGCTGAAATCGTTTAATATGAACGCGGCCGACCTCGGATTCGTATACAAGCTTCTACCGTATATCCACTATGATACGAATCTTGTCTGCGATGATCCTTTCGCCGAACCGCAGGATATCCGCTTTCTTAGCGATAAGGAAATCGGCCAGATCGTCGGAATGTCCGAGACGAAAACGAAAGAGGCTCTCGCTAGGTTGCGGAAAGCGCGGATTATTGGCGAATGGATTGACGCAGATGATAAGCGCAAAAAGTTCACAGCGTTGAACCCTTACGTTTTCTATCGCAAACAAGGGGAGCCTGACGGAATGCTGCGGGCACTCTTCGCGAACAAAAAATAGGTACCCTTTTTTGCACGAAATCGGCCAAATAGGTACCCTTTTTTGCACGTCGATAAAAACGCGGAAAGCCGCGTCCCGCAAGGGTTTGCGGCACTTTTTAGCGTCAAAAACGGAAAATTGATTCTTATCTTATACAGCGTTAAAAAACGGAAGGGATCGCGTTATTATCTTTGCGCAAATCCTAACGAGAGCAGAGGCGGCCTTATTCGTCACTTAACGCAAGAGGAACTAGCGGAATTGATTAACGAGGACGCTAGCGTTATGCAGGAGCTTACTCGCGCTGGATTCGTAATGCGCTGCGAGGCGTTCGGCAACGGAGAGCGAAGAGATTTCGTTAATCCATCGATGGTCTAACGAGTGTAACCGGCTAGCGCCGGACTTCGGCGGGAAAAGCGCCCGCCTCGTGCCAATAATACATTTCTACGCTGATCTTTTATAAGCGTAATATTAGCGTCATATACACTATAAGTCCGGACGGAGCGAAGCGACGGACGGGGCCGGCAGGCCTGATTGCTTCTCATGAAGTACCTCAAAGAAGATTGTTCATGTAGGCGTCAATATCCGCTTTATCCGCATATTCACGAAATTCGTGAGTATGGCGATTACGCAGCGAAATTTAACGCTAATGTTACCGCTACAATTTAACGCCAATTTCCCGCCGCATCATATGAAGCGCGTGGTTAGCGTGGACGTAGCGTGCGGTTACGGGGACATCGGCTGGACGGCGCGGACCGGAAGACCACGCAAAACTCACGGGGTTTCGGTGAATAAACGAGTGCATAGCGCTGCATAATCGCTGAATTAGCGCTGATTACATGCGAAAGTGTTCGTATCGATCGCGATAAAACGCAATAATGGCGCGGGTTTACGGCGCTACGGCATGCGAACGGAGATATGCGTAAAATAAGAATTTTGTGCATATGTCAGCGAATCAACGCGGTGATTTGGCGCAGACCCCCAGGCGGGGTAGCGATATGGGCGCGACAGTCACACGCAGTTCGCGCACAATTTTTCTGACTCGGGAGGTACACATTTATGCCGTATTACCGCAAAAAGCCGGTTATCATCGAAGCAGTCCGCATATCTCGCCCTATGACGGTTGAAACGTTAGAGGGCGTTATGCGCGGCGAACCCGGTGACTATTTGATTACTGGCGTTGCTGGCGAGCAATATTTTTGCAAACCGGATATTTTCGAAGCTACTTACGAAATTACGAACGAAAATGGCGACTAGCGGATCGCCTTTATTTTGCCGCCAAATTAGCCGTTTTATTTACGCGGTAATATAAAACCATTGCCTAACGCTAAATCACGCTAATTCAACGCTAATTTTAAGCGAAAACCATACGGAAGGAGGACGCACATGTCTACCGCTAGACAAAAAGCGCTAGAAGCGAAGTTAACCGTTAAACAACGCGAGGCCGCGCTGCTCTGTGTGGAGCGTGAACTTGCCGAAGATACGGAATCGCGCTTGACTTACGACGAGATTGCGGACCGTATCGGATACTCGCGAAAGGAACTGTGGAAGTGGCGCACGCAAAACAAAGCGTTTATCGAATACGTGAATCTGCTCTGCGACGATTTCCTCGAATCGAAGCGTGCGATTGTCTATCGCCAGCTTATGAAGCTTATCGAAGGATCGCAGCCCTCCGTTAAAGGGATCGACTTGTACTTGCGCCGCCACGGATTGTTAACGGAGCGCCAAGTCGTGGAAACGAAAGATGGCGGGAGTTCCCGCAGTAACGAAGATATCGCGAAGGATCTCGAAGAACTTGACGATTTATTGACGGGAGATGACGCCAATGAAAGCGACAATTAACGGAGTCACCGTTGAAGGAACGGTAGATGAGATTATCGAGTATCAACGCAAAATGTCCATAACAAAAACGGATTTCGGCGATAAACTTACTCCGAAAATTCCGTGGGTAGTCGGCGATCCGCCATACACTACGTCAACATCATTCTAACGGAGGTGATTGCGCTTGGCCTATGTGGACGGTCGCTGGCTAAATCGCGATGAGCGGGCCGAGCGTATATCCCTTATAACGGAGCGTGCCCGCAAGTTAAGAGCGCTGTATGACGCCGGCCGCGCAACGGATTACCACGTTGAGACATTGCGTGCGGACTTGGCGGAGTTAAAGCGCCTTAAACGGATTCATCGCGCCGAGTACGATAGCGCCTATTTCGCCTATGAATATCTATCCGACGAGCTCAACGCTGGCAACGAAGATAACATTATCCGGCACGCAGAGGACGGAACGCCGCACGATTCACTCGAAGATATTGCGCAGATTCATCGCGAGTTCTTCGATTTATGCGATTACGTTGACCACGACGAGCGGAATGCACGCTTGGCAATCGCGGCTGCGCGGGGACACTCGAAATCCGGCGTATTCTCGAACGCTTTTCCGTTGCACCAAGTCGTTTATCGCAAGCGGCGCTATATTCTCGTTATTTCCGAAACGGATACGCTGTCTAAAAAGCTTATCGGGTGGATAAACAAACAGCTCAAATTTAACGAAAAGCTACGCGAGGACTTCGGGCCGCTGCTCCACGAACGCAATACGCAGAACGAAAAGGACAACGAAGAGGCGTTTATTACGCTATCCGGAACGCTGGTAGAAGCGTCATCTTCCGGCAAGCAACTTCGCGGTAAGCGCCACGGATCTTACCGGCCGGACCTCGTTATCGTCGACGACCCGTCATCTATAAACAACGAGGGAACGAAAGAGGCGCGGGAAAAGCTGATTCACTGGTTTAACTCGGTAGTGGTGCCGATCGGAACGAAAGCCACCGCGATAATTCTCGTTGGTACGATGGTCAGCGCTACCGGTCTCTTGAACCACGTACTCAAGCGCAAGGATTTCCGGGCGTCGTTCCATGGCGCAGTCGTTCGCGAGCCCGATAATCCGAAACTTTGGGACGAATACTGCGAAATTTACGCGCGGTGCGAAGACTTGGCGGAGGCTGACGAGTTTTACGAAGCGAATAAGGAAGCGCTTGAGGCCGGAGTTATCCTGGCGTGGCCTTGGCGCTGGACTTACCGAGCGCTAATGCACGAAAAAGTTAACATGGGGACGCGCGCATACAACTCGGAGTTTCGGAACCTCGCATTTAGCGAAGACGAGCAGTTTTTCTTCCCGGATAATTACGCTTACTACCGCTTCGAATACGTCGATGGCCGCAAGTTTATCCATTACGAAGACATGCGCATACCGGTCGATGAACTGACGATTAGCGGCGCGTGGGATATTGCGCAAGGTAAAAACTCGCGATCCTGTTTTAACGCAGTAATCACCGTCGGTCGCTACGAAAAGACCGGTCACATCTTCGTACTCGACGAATACGCGTCGAAAGAGCAGCCGCACGTTTACATCGACCTAATCGTCAATAAGATTCGCGAGTGGCGACACAACGTATTCAGCGTGGAAACGATTCAGGCGCAGCACGAGTTTTATCGGCAATTGCAAGAAGCGTTGCGAAAGGCCGGCATTTATCGAACGCGGCTCAACGATATCAAATCGCACAAATCCTCGAAAGAGGAGCGGATTGAATCGTTAGAGCCGCTTTGTCATAATAAAACGCTCGTTTTCAATCGGAGCCATACGATATTGCTCGATCAAATGGCGCAGTATCCTCACGGCGATTACGTCGATTCCGTGGATTCGTTGTCCATGGCAATCGAAAACGTGGCGCGTGCGAAAAGAGTCGTTCGAGATAAGCCTGCAATATTCTATCGCTAAACAGAAAGGAGGGCGCTGATTGGCGAAACTATTCGAGCCAGGCGCGCAGTACCCACCTGTGCAAGATATCGAAAGAATCGCAAAGTATCAACGCGGTCGGGCGATATTCGACGGTAAGCAAGCGGAGATATACGAACGCGCCTCCGAGCTATTGAAAGACACGCCGTTCGCTCCACAAATTGAAACGCTATATATCGCGGTAAATATTATCGATATCCTTATCACGAAACCCGCCGATTTGATGGTGGGCGAGCCTCCAACGTATGAAACTGGGCTGCCCGACGATTCCATTGTGCAAAAACGTCTTAGTTCTATCGTTGAGGAAAACGATTTGAATCAGCTCATTCACGAATGCGTTATCGGCGCGGGAATACGTGGAGACGCATGGATTAAAACATACTACTCAACGCGGCAAGATGTTAGCGAAACGAAGTCGCTAGGGCTGTACGTTCCGCAAATACTTCCGGAACCGATTATCGAACCGATTGACGCACGTTATGTGTTCCCGGAGTTATCGCGAGGATCCCGTAAAAAATTCAAAGCGATTAATATCGCATGGGTCGAGTGGGTGCTTGAACCGGTAAAGCCGGGAATCCCAAGGTATAGTCTTGACGAGTATTACGATTATGATGAGGTTCCTTATTTAAACGTCGAACGACACGTTCCGGGTTTTATTATGTATGAGCGTTACAAACTGACTCCGATCGGCGTTGATGATCGTTACGGCTATCCGGTGGATACATTTACGGTTGGGGCGCAAGTATCTACGGGGCGGGAATCCGATGTCATCGAAACGGGAGTTCCGCAATTTCTCGTACACCACTTGCCATACAAAACGGTAGATGACGATTGGCGAGGAATTAGCGGTATCGAAAAGTTAGAAAGCGTCCTGGCCGCGATTAATGACCGACTAGTGCAGATTGATTACATCTTGTGGAAGCATAGCGATCCAATCGCATATGGCCCGGATATGGACGGAGCAGGCGACAATACCGTGAGGTGGGGCGGTAAGTATATTCCGATAGATAAAAACGATGTGACTCCCGGATATATGACGTGGAACTCTCAGTTAGATGGAGCGTTTAAGGAACTCGATATCCTTCTCGGAATTGTTTTTCAGATGTCCGAAACGCCGCAATGGTTGTTCGGTACAACGCTCGCCGAAGACAAAGGCGGATCAGGAACCTCGCATACAGATAGCACAGCGATTCAAATGCGTTTAATGCCGATCCTTTCGAAGGTTAAACGTGTCCGCGTCCACGTCGACCGCGCGATTCGTGACGCACTTTACACCGCAATGCAACTCGAAAATTATGCAAACGAAAACGTCCCAGATTTCGAATCGTACGATCCGGTCTACCCGAAAATTAATTGGCGCGATGGCATACCTAAAAATGCAAAAGAAGAGGCGGAGGTTATGCAAATCCGCACAGGCAACAAACCGACGATTGACGTTAGGTCCGCAATCAAGCGCATGGATGGCGTTGACGACGAAAAGGCCGACGAGGTTATCCGCCGAATTGACGATGATGAAACGCGTGTCAACGGCACAGTGGATTCATCGATATTTAACGGAGGAGGCGGAGGTGCTAACTAATGCCGGAAATCCCCGCGCCTAATTACG